CAAAATTGCTGATGTCCCGTATTCTAGCGGGCAGATTTTCATAGATTTCTGCAATTTCAGCGTGATCCATAGCCAGTATATTACATTCAATCTGGTGTTGTGTCAACCATGGACCCATAAATACTAGATAGAGGAGATTTACGTGCCACGTTTAAGTTTATGGAAAGATGGTAAACACAGCAATGATTACCGCTTCTTTGACCGTAGAATCAGCGAAATGTTTACCATTTCTGGTACAGGAATACTAGTGCATAAGTACCTGGGGCCATTGGCACAAACCGACAGCACCGATCTTACACAGCCCACTAACGCCACTCAAAGTGAGTTAAACATACAGGATCTACTGTTTCTAGAAAACCGTGATCGCAAGTATGATGAAAATGTCTACAAAATGCGCGGCATTTATCAAGTCACTGACAATGCCTTTGATCTCACACAGTTTGGTTTGTTTCTACAAACTGGCACACTGTTTATGACGTTTCATATCAACGACATGATAGAAATTTTAGGTCGCAAGCTCATGAACGGTGATGTCTTGGAACTCGAACACTTGCTTGACTATGAAACCTTGGATCCCAGTTTGCCAGCTGCGCTGAAAAGATTCTTTGTGATCAGTGACTGTACTCGTGCTGCCGAAGGCTATAGCCCAACTTGGTGGCCACATTTATGGCGTGTGAAAATGAACCCATTGGTGGACAGTCAAGAGTACAAAGACATATTAAACACCATCAAGGTCAGTGACACTGATACCACACCAATTGGACAGATATTAAGTAGCTATGAACGCTATACTGACATCAATGATGCTATTGTAGCACAGGCTGAAGCTGAGTTACCCGAAAGTGGCTATGACACTTCGGCCATATATCATCGTAGTGTCGACGAGGAAACTCCAGACTTTGCTGTAAATGGTTGGCTGTCCGGCAATGCCATTGCACCCAATGGTTTACCTGTGTCGTCGGGCACCAGCTTTCCGGCTTCACCTTCTGTGGGAGATTACTGTTTGAGACTAGACTACTTGCCCAATAGACTGTTTCGCTGGAATGGCACTCGCTGGATGAAGATCGAAGACAATGTGCGTACCAACATTACCAATGGTGCTGCCGACAACCTTACACAGCGTAACAGCTTTATTCGTAACACCAACACCTTTACTGATGTACGTGGTAACACACAAGACAGCAAACAAAACCTACAAGACGTACTTAAACCAAAGATCTAATCAACTATGAGTGCTTACTTTTATTCCGGACAGATACGTAGATTTTTACAGCAGTTCATACGCTTGCTCAACAACTTTGAGATAGCTTTAGGCCAAAATCGCACTGGCATCAGCAGCCTAATGCGTGTGCCTGTGTACTATGGTGACAGCAGTCGTCAAGTAGCAGCCATACTGGCCAAGAATTCTGAAAACAGTTTACCTAGTGTGCCGGCCATGGCTGTGTACATACAGGCTTTGCGCTATGATCGTCCTAGAATACAAGAGCCGCAGTTTGTCAGCAAGATGCAGATACGTGAACGTGCTTATGATCCCATAACCGGAGAATACACCAGTTATCAAGGTGACTTGCTTACTGTGGAACGGTTGATGCCGGTACCTTACTTGCTCACACTCAAAGTAGACATATGGACCACTAACACAGATCAGAAACTGCAATTGTTAGAACAAATTGGTGTGCTGTTTAATCCAGCACTGGAACTACAAAGCACCGACAGCTATGTGGATTGGACCAGCTTGACCAACGTAGAACTCACTGACATAGCTTGGACCAGTCGCAGTGTGCCCATTGGCACTGAAGATCCCATTGATGTGGCCACACTGACATTTGAATTACCCATATGGCTCAGTGCACCAGCTAAGGTGAAAAAGATGGGTGTTATCCGTGAAGTCATTGCTGACATCTATGAAGCCAACGGCACCATTGATCATGAAAACGGCGTGTTTACCACCGCAGCTAATTTACAAATTGGACGCAGAATATACACACCAACTAATCTTAATGTGGTATACCAAGGCAATACCTTAAAGTTATACTACAGTGATAACAGCATAGTATTCAATGATGGCACAGTGCCTAACATGCAGCCCGGTAATTGGGAAATTGCTGTACGCAGTTTTGGTGAACTCAGCAGTGCACCAGCCAATGTCAGCTTGTTGATCAATGGCATTAGTCGTGTCAGATTAGAAAATGATGGCATCACAGTAATAGGCACAGTGGCTTACCATCCAGTGGATACCAGTCTATTGTTGTTTACACCATTAATAGATACACTGCCAGTGAACACATTGCCAGCTGTGAGATCTATCATTGATCCATTAACAGTGCGCCCAGACTCAGTGATGGCTAACCCCACAGCAGGTACCAGGTACTTGATTGTGAATCCAATTGGAACCACTGTGCACAGCGACGGCGACCTGACCACTGCTGAAGGACCCGCACTATGGTTTAGATCAGGCTATCCAGAACTAGTGGCCAATGCCAATGACATTATTGAGTATGATGGTAATAGTTGGGTGGTAGCATTTGACAGTGTCACACAAACTAATGTACACTATGTAACAAATACAACAAACAGCGTTCAATATAAATGGAAAAGCGGTCAATGGACACGCAGCGTGGAAGGAAGATACGGCGTGGGGTCTTGGAGTTTCGAGCCATAACACAGGGTGTAGGCGCACTGATCTGGGCCAAAAGTACCCAACGATACTTGTTTCTACTGCGTCAAGGCGGCTCTTGGAGCATGACCTGGGCTTTACCCGGCGGCAAGATTGATCAAGGTGAAACTGTGATCACTGGATTAGCTAGAGAAATCGAAGAGGAACTCGGCGGTCGCATACAGGATCCTAAACTGATTCCCATTGAAAAATACACCAGCACAGATGAACGCTTTGTGTATCATACATTCTTTGTGTCAGTGGATGATGAATTTGTTCCAGTGCTCAACGATGAACACGCAGGCTATGCATGGTTACCACTGCTAACAGCACCACGTCCGCTACACCCAGGCATCAGCAGAACCTTGGCTTGTCCAGCAGTGATGGGTAAAATTGCTGTGGCCGAATCTATGAGTTAGGCGCAAAAGGCCAAGCAACCTGATAAGGAAAACCTGCTTGGTTGGGTACGTCGCGCAGTTGTTGACGATACTGGGCCCAGGCTTCTCGATCCACTGGTGCATCAGCTACTTGAGTCCAGTCACATTCCATAAGCAGTTGATTGCGTCGATGTCTGATATTTTCACTGGCCTGTTCTGGCTCAACCTGTGAAATGCTCCAGGTTTGATGCCAGCGCCCATCACGCAATTCGGGCATGCCCCAGGTAAATCTTTGTGTTAGTGTGTCGATGTCGCCAATATCATGTTCAACCACTGGCTCTACTCCATAATGGCTCAGCAGTTGTTGTGAGAGCTCTCTAGGAAAACTGGTATTGGCATTGTCATTTCTAAACATGTCCAGGGTATACGGAAATACCACAGGCTGACCATTGCGAATTTTAACGTATAGCATAGTGATTCCTATATTGGTGTATACAAGGTATATTGAAACACAGTAGCAGTACTAGATGCTTTACTGTTACCCATTAAATATAATTTCTGTCCATTAGGGGAAATGTCCATGGCCACTGGTGAAGTAAGATTGTTACTGGGATGCCAAGCACTGAATGTTCTAAGCCAGTTAGCTGTTGACGGTGTCCAGCTGATAATGTTGGTGTACTCGTTGACATAAGCACGACCATTGGCAGTGGCCGCTACAATTAATTTCTTGCCATCAGCTCTAAATACCATGTCAGTGGCTGCTCTACCCGATGAGGGTATGTCACCAGTGGGCAAATTTACATAACTGTCAAACACTGCTGTGGCTATGTTGTAGCCAGTGCTCAACAAGTAAACATTAATTCTAAAATTACTCTGCAACAGAAACATACGACTACCGTCTGTTGAAAAAGCTATGCCTACTCCACCAAAGTTGGCACTACGCACAAATGAACTGCCAGCTACGCTGTAGCTGCTGCCAAAGTTGTATTCAGAAACTATTTCACTACCGTAGTCTCGATTTTGCACTGCAAACCATTTGAGTCCATCACTGCTGATAGTAAAAGCAGTAAATCTATTGTAAGTGGTACTACCTCCGGTGACTGTGGCCGATACACTGTTGGTGCTCAATGTAGAAATATCCCCGGCTGTGTTTAACACAAATCCACCAATACTGGTACTGCTGTATATAGCAAACAGCTTGGTTCCATCTGGACTAAGTCTGAAATTTCTAGCACTGGCTAGCTGACGGTATCCTGTGCCATTGTATAAATTATCACGTACATATCCATTGAGAGTGTAGTCTGCGGTAGCAGTACCACTCAGCAATTGTGTGTCATCATTTTGAAATATTCGACGTGCTGTTGGGAAACTAACACCACGTGGTGAGCCGGTGACCAAATCTGTGGAATAGTATTGACTTTGGCCTACAGCATTAGCCACTGAATATGCTGTTGATGTTGTATACTGATACAGATATTCATAGGTACCGTTACTGTAACAGGTATACCAAC